TTAACTGTAACTTTACGTGGTCGAGTGATAGAAAGAAATACAAAAGGAAACGTTAAACAACCTTCTTTCATAACAGTTGTTTCTTCACTACTAGATACAATCATAGGATTAAAACAAGTCATCTTTAAACCTTTTTCTAATTGAGGGTGATCACCTAATACAAACATATTAAAAGGTAAACCTATTTGATTAGCAGATAAACCTATGCCACCGTATTTCTTCATAGTGTCAAACATTTTTTCTGATAGTTCTTTTCTATCTTTAAAACCTTCTTCTTTTAACATATCATCATTAAAAGGTGCAATTGCTGTTAACACTCTTGGATCAGTTGGTGGTATCAATTTTAGTTCTTTCATATATCTCCTAATATAGTTGTATTTCATTTTCAGTTACTTTTGATATTTGTAAATCAAAAGCAATGGTAATTCTTTCGTCTTTGTTTTTGTGAACATCTGTATAGTGTGGTATGCAATTTTGAAACAATGTCATTTTACCCACCTCATTTTTACTTGTATAGGTTTCTGGTTCATTTAATTGATTCGGTGGATTTATATAATATGTAGATGTATTGTTACATTTAATACAAATATGTCCACCTAAATAACTTTCGGGGTTTGTACTATGTATATGTGGTTTTATTTGTTCGCCCTTTCTCATCACATTTACCCAACATTGAGCAAATAAAACTTTAGGTTTATCTATCTGAAGTAATGTTAAAAATTTTGAGTGCATTTCAACAATAGCATTTTTTAATTTCTGTATTTCAGTATTGTCCCATTTTAAAACATTATATTTGTCAAATCTGGAAGTTGTGCTGTTTTTACCAAGGCCTGTATATCCATCTGAGAATTTATTATTTCTAAATGTATTTGGTAGTTTTAATATTTCTTTTTCTTTTTCTATTGCTAGTTTTTGTATTTCACTAAAATCAATATTTTTAATAAATGATTCACTCAATGAATAGTTCCATTCAGGTGCAAAAGGAGAAACTTTGGGTTTACTTAAAAACCTTATCAAGGTTATTTCTTCTATGTATTTCATATATCTCCTATGTTTGTTGTAGTCTTGTAAAGTTTTTATATTTCTCAAATTTTAATATGTTGGTAAATTTATCAAACATTATATCACCTTTGTGTGATATAATAAAGATATTTTCATTTTGTAATTTATTAATTATTTTAAAGAAATCATCTGTACCTTGTGTATCTAAACTACTATCAAAGATTTCATCTAATATTAATAGATTTGTATTAACACTATTTTTCATTTTAGCAATAGTTCTCCAAGTAAATAATAATGCGAGGTCTATTCGTAACTTTTCACCTTCACTAAAACTATTGTAATTAAAGGTATCTCTATGACGACTTTTTACTGTTTCGTTAAATTCTTCATCTAAATGAAACGATACAAAGAAGTCCATTGCCTGTAGATACTGATTAATTAAACCGTTAATAATAGGTACATACTTTTTAATAATATGTCCTCTTGCACCCTTATCACTTAACACTTCTCTTAATACATCTACATATTTTTTTTCATTGGTTACTCTATCTCTTTCAACTTTAGTTTTATCAAGTTCTTCTTTTAATTGTTGTAAGTCTATAGCAATTTGTTTAGTATCAGTTTGTTTGTTTTCTAATATTGATATTTCTTTGTGTATTCTATCACTATAATTGTTTAGTTCTTCTAATGATGTATTTACTTTTGCTATATCAACATATAAGTTTGATAATTTTTTAGATATAGCACCAAAGTGATTAACTTTCTCTTCCATCTTTGTAACTTCGCCATTTAATTTCTGTATACCATCTTCCAATTCAGTTATCTTATTTGCTTCACTATTAATTTTAGTTTGTTTAAAATCTTTATCTATTGGTTGTGTACACGTATAACAAGTATCGTTATGTATAAAGAAATCTAAATTTTTCTTATGACTATCTAAATTATGTTCTATTTTTGTTTCTATCTTTAACAACTGTTTTAGTTTATTATCAGCATCTTCTTTGTTTTCTAGTTCTTGTTTAAACGAATCTATTTGATTATTCAATTCTTCTATTTTTGTATTATATTCTTCTTTTGCTTTTGTTTGTTTTTCTAATTGTATTTTTTTATCATCAATATCATTTGTGTTTAGGTTTGATAAAGATTGAAAATGTTTCATTTCTGTTTCATACTTTGTTTCTATCAAATCACATTTATGGCGTACATCTAATATCTCTTTCGATAACTGACCTTGTTGATCTCTTAATAGTAAATCCATTTGAGTAAATACTTTCACATCTAATATTTCTTCAACTACATCTCGTCTGTATCTTGCCTTCATTTTCATAAATGGTTCATATGAAGAAGACCCTAATATAACAACCTGAATAAATGATCTATAATTAAGTTTCATTATATTTGTTTCTAAATATTTTTGATAATCTATATTAGAAGCATTTTGATTTATTAAATCACCATTACAGTATATTTCAAATAGATTAGGTTTAACACCTCGTTTTATTCTATACTGTTTCATACCTACATCAAACTCTATTTCTACTTCACAATCTGATTGATTAATTGTGTTTATCATTTGTTCTTTTTTAATTATTCTAAATGGTTTATTAAACAATGCCCAACACAATGCGTCAAGTAAAGTTGATTTACCTGAACCATTTTGACCTATTATTAATGTAGTAGGTGTTTTTCTTAAATCTACTTCTATTGGTGTATTACCAGTAGATAGAAAGTTTTTATATTTTATTTTCTTAAATACTATCACTCATTTGCCTCAACATATAATTCTTTTGTAACATCTTTTAATTTATTTTTATCTAAATCTGTATCTATTTGATCAATATAGTTATTTAGGAAAGTCATTGTATCTTCGCCTTGATCTAATATATCTGATCTTACAGTTGTTTTAATATCTACAGGATCCTCAACAATCTGTAATTCGTGTACATTGGTTTTATTATAAAACTTTTCAACTAATCTATTATACATTTCTTCATTTGTTTTATGTGATACAAACATCTTAACAAAACAATTTTCATATGGTGTTAAATCAAAGTTAGTGTAATCTTTTTCTCTATCATCATATACTATCTTTTTGAAAATTTCCATTGGATTAGGTATTCGTTCTAACTCTCTTGTTTCAGTATCAAAAATATGAAATCCTTTAGGACAATTATAATCTGACCACATAATTTGATATTGTGTTCCTAAATAAAAAATATGTCCATCATCTGATTTTTTGTGAAAGTGACCTGAAAATACTTTTTCAAATCTTCTTAATTGTTCTCTTTCTAAACCGTGATCGTTCATTACACCTTTGTGCATTTCAAAACCTTTTACTTCTAAATGGCCAAAACAAATATCAGCAGTAGCATTATCTATTGCGTGTATTGAATCTTCGTAATTGTCATCACAAATCCAAGGTAAGAATAACATACGGCATCCGCCTAGTTCTACTTCTTTAGGTCCTGTGTATATCCAAGGTTCGTTTTTGCCATCAAACGTTGTAACTAACTGTTCAATAGAATTGACTTCGTTTGTATTCTTATAATAAGTATCGTGGTTACCAATAATAATATGTGTATCAATTTTTAAATCCCATAATCTTTTCCAAAACTTCTTTTGAAAATTATGAGCAGTATTAAAATTAATAAACTTTCTTCTATCAACTACGTCACCTAAATGTATTAAAGTATCAACTTTGTTTTCTATAAGATAAGGAAAAAATATCTCATCATAGAAACGGTTTTGATAATTTATAAATGCAGGTGAGTCGTTACGGCATCCAAAATGTGTGTCATTCAGTAACGCTATTTTCATAACTCATAAAGTAGTCTAAACTACTTGTGCTTTTCTTTTTCCTTTTAGTTTTCTTTTTCTTATTACTGTCTGCTATTTTCTGTTGTTCTTCAACAGGCATATTCTTTTTAAGAAATTCTGTAAATTGATTTTTAAACTCTTTGTCTTCACCAGGTTGTAAAGTCATATCATCATAATTAGATTCTGTAATAAGTCTATTTTTAATTGTTACTTGTTTCTTCTCTTTCTGTATTCTTCTTACAAAAGCATAATAGATAATTTGTGTAAAGTAAGCAAAAGGGTTATTTGATTTTGTTGGATTAAAGTTATCCAAGTATTGTAAACAGTTCTCAATACCATCACTAATCATATCATCTCTAAATGTATAGTTTATAAAGTTAGGTCTATATGATAAATGATTCGCAATCTTTAAAAAACATCCACCAATGTAATTAGTAACAGGCGGTTTCGGTTTGTTTTCTTTCTTTGCTTTATTTACAGACTTTCTGTAAATTTTCATTGCCTCTAAAAACTCTTTATTATTTACATAATGTTCTTTTTTTGTAGTTTTTCTCATATTATTAATATATCACCTTTTGTTATAAATGTCAATGTTTTAAGACATACTGATTAGCATTGACTTATCGGAAAAAATATGTATAATGAAGCGTGTAGCGGGGAATTGAGGGATAGAGCTATAGTATTATTATTAATGGATAGTTTTATCTTCCTCATCTTCATCCATTTCATCAAATATATCATTAAGTTTTCCATTTTCACTATCAGTTAATCTTTGGCTAGTATAATTATCATTTCTTACTGGAACGGGTTTTTGATCATATGTACTAGCAACATTCATATAACTACTTGCCATTTCAGTAGTTGCATTTGTTATTGTCAAAATCTTATCTTTTGGAATAGTAACTATTATGTCTGAAGTATAGGCACACCATTTAATTAATGCCACATAATCTTTAAAACCACTCATAGTCATTTGTGGTACATACTTAATTAATAAAGGTTTACTTAATCTCATTAAGTTATGTGTTTCAGGTAATTGTTCTTTGCCTGTAGGAAGTATAGTAACAACATCTTCACCATTAACCATTTTAATGATTTTTACATTGTGATGTGGTTGGTGCATATTACTTTAACTCCACGTTATGGATTTCATAATTAAAATCTTCTTCATTATAGATATTTATTCTTTCTCTAAAGTGTGCTAATGTATAGTTCTCTTTTTCATTATGAGTTAAATCATCTGATATATCATATAAAGTAGCACTTGAATTATTATCTTTTAACCGAAGACCACGCCCAATACTTTGGAGATTACGTATCCTAGACTTTGAAGGACTAGCAAAAACAATGTTGTGTAAGTTACGAATATTAATACCAGTAGAGAAAGTGCCGTAACTAGCAATAATAATAGCACCTTCGGATTTTTCTGTAATAAAACGTATCTTCTCACGTTCCTCAGCTTCAACGCCTCCATAAACAAAGAAAACTTTTTTATCATCGGCTTTGTCCTCGATTAATTGTTTAAGTAGCATTCCGTGTTTTTCAACGTACTGAAATAAACATAATGTATTACCTGGTAAAGATAAACACAGATTACGAATATATTTATTCCGTTTCTCATTAGATACAATATAGTCCATTTCTTCTTGGTATGTTTTATCTTTTAGGAAATCTCTAGCATTTTTATCGTGTTGTAATACTAAACAGAATATTTTTAGATCAGCAAGTTGTTTCTTTTCTTGTAGTTCACTTGTAGATACTACTTTATTTACACCACCAAACAATCCTTCTAATACTAACTTATGTGTTTTAGTGCCATCTAAAGTACCAGTTAAACCAACTCTATATTTACATTTTTCAAGTTTATTCATTATCTTACTTAACGAAACTGCTTTAAATAAGTGTGCTTCATCACCAATCACCATACCAAATTGTTGAAACCATTTTTTGGGTAGATTATAGATTGATTGCCAAGTAGATATGATAACTCTTTTATTTGTTTCTTTATCGTGTCCTTGATATATTCTATGTACATTGCGATCACTTTTATAACCGTAATCTTTAAAATCTTTAAATAACTGTTCTACTAATGATGTGGTTGGTACAATAATTAATATCTTATCTTGTTTTGTTTCCTTTAATCTAATTAAATTATAGATTAACATTAAGTATATAATAAGTGATTTACCAGAGGCAGTAGGAGAAAGTAATAAACATCTACTCTTTTTTAAAGAGTGTACAAATGCTTCTTTCTGGTAATCTCTTACTTCTATTTTTGGTATTTTAAGTGCCTTAACAAATCTGTTTACTTCATCATCATTAACTTTGACATCTTTTATTTTAGTACCGTCAACAACTTGTACATCATTTTTCTTACACCAATCTATAATATACGGATAAAGTCCTGCATAGATTTGTCCTGTTGCATAACTGAATAATCTAATTTTACCGTCCCAAACTCTACTACGGTATTGAGGCATAAACTTAAAACCAGGTACTTCAAACGTAAAGTATTCTCCAAGTTCTCTACGAATATCAGCGTCCGCTTCTATTTTAAGATAAACTTCGTTTTTTTTATCTATGATGAGATATCGTGTGGTGGTCATTTTTAGATAGCGCC